ATTTCCGCAACTGAATATTCATTCTACTTTAGTGTCTCGTTTTATTTAGCAAAATTTTACTCACAAATAATAGGAATGTCGGGTCGTTTGACGCTCGCAACCACTGGTATCCAGGACAGATGGTTGACCGAACAACCACAATATTCACACTTTCTTTCTCGTTTTAGAAGACACACAAAGTTTTCCTTCGAGCAAATAGAAGTTCCGCTCCAGCGCTTCGAAGAGTACGGAAACGAAACCACTGCTCGCATACCAAACAACGCAGGTGACCTGTTGAAAGGTGTCACCATAAACGTAGATCTTCCACCTCCCGCACCCGTGGCTGGACAAGGGGACACATACGTGATTGCGACCGGTTCCACTAACGGTACCATATACGTAGACGCGGTTGAAACCAGTGAGCTCGCCGTGTACCAAGGGGTCGAATACGTGTTTAACAGCACAGAAGATATGAATATTTCGGGTGTGAGTGTGAATGATTTCACAAAGGAGGATTTAGGAGGCGGAAATTATAGAATAACGCTCAACATAGAAATAAACATCGTCGGTGATTACACTTCCGCTGTCATTACATCCGTGAGTGATCCAACGAAATTTCTTACGCTCAAAGTCAAACAAATTCGTTGGAATACGTCTACGCCCACGAAGATGATTAAGTACGCCGATCTCGTTATAGGTGGTCAGACGATTCAGCGCATCACCGGAGAGTACATATACATGTATAACCAACTACACTACACACAAAATGATGCAGACTTTACCCTCGTGGCAACCACACTCCATAACAGTTATCCAATCATCAATGATGCCACGTATCCACAGTACACGAACTTTCAAAAATACAAAGTACAATTACCTTTCTATTTTCACAGACACCCGAGTCTCGCGATTCCCGTGTGTGGATTAAGAAGCCAACTCGTGGAAGTGAAGGTAAAATACAGACCCGTGAATGAACTCACAGTGGAGTATGATTTAAGTACATCCGCGTATTCCACTACATCCATAACGTGCGACGTGCAATTAAGAAATATGAGTTTGTTCACAGATTTCGTGTACCTCACAGAAGAGGAGAAGAGTTTCATACTCACGAGACCCATCGAGTACGTGATAACTCAAACACAAGTCGCGGAGATACGCATGAACCCAGGTGTTTCTAAGCGTTCGGTGATGATCAATTTCAAACATCCAGTCAAAGAACTGTTTTTTATTGCCACAAACGACACAACGCGAGCACACGTACCCATAAAATATGTAAATCTGAAATTCAATAATAACACTGTGATAGATGCAGACAATCTTCAGCTCTCCGCGGAACAGCCATTACGACACCACACAAACGCCATAAACGAAAACTTTGAGTTCGGTGTGTACAGTTTCTCTTTGAAACCGGAAGCGTATTACCCGACCGGTCAAGTGAACATGAGTCGTGTCATTCACAAACTTCTTGAGGTTGAATTGGATGGACCAAACGCATCACACCATCACACGCTCCGCGTATACGCATCGAACTATAATGTGCTTCGAGTAAATGGTGGCATAGCTGGTTTAAAATTTTAGAGTCTAATATTAGTAATGGCCGGTAGAGTTCAATTAGAGGCCGTGGGTCCACAGGACAGGTTGTTCACAGATGACCCAGAATACACGTATTTCATAAAAAATTTCAAAAAGCATGGAAACTACTCCAAGTTTTACACAGACTTGGAGTTCGATGGGCGCATCGAGTTCGGTGAAGAAGTGCGATGCACCATTCCACAAGACCAAGGAGATCTGCTCAAAGGTGTGAGTCTTAAAATTACACTTAATCCAATCGATCAAGGTTTAGTGAGTGGATACGATCACATCACGTATTGTGAATCCATAGCACAAGCCATGATAGAGTACGCTGATATTTACATAGGTGGCTCTCTCATACAACGTGTACCTTCGGATATGTTAGCTATACATTCCGAATTGTGTGTCACACAATCTAAGCAGAGATCCCTGGCAAAACTCGTGGGTAAACCATTCCAAATATTCTCCGTGTTTGATGATTATTACAAACAAATAAGAGAAAACCTCCTCGCTGAATCGAAGGTTGAGACATCTTATAGAGTCGATATCCCTTTCTATTTTCACCAGTATCCAGAACTCGCGATACCTCTGTATGCCATCACTAAACAGGAAATAGAGATCGTCATAAAATTGCGAAAGGCGGAGGAGTGTATATTCGCGGTGATCGACCATTCCACAAATGATACGAGTAAGAGTTACTACATAGGTCAAAACCCAACGGGGCTCATTAAGGACATGAAACCCACATTTGAAATGGTGAGTCTCGATGAAAAAACAAAGCGATTCCCAGATCGCGTGGATTACGTGATAACACAGACGCAACAAAATCAAATAGATTTGAATGCGGCGGATGGCAGATACAACGCGGCGCTCGAGTGTAACGAACATGAAGCCCGTCTAGAATTTAGAAATTCAGTCAAGGAATTGTTTTTCATCGTACAAGATAAGTTTGATAACGATCCGGAGACTGTGAACGATTTCGCGACACCTTTCCAGTATTCTTCTTTGTCCAACTTTGACAGTCATAAACTTTTCACAAACAGCGAACAAGTCAAGTACATCGGTTTGACATTCGATGGAGATGAGGTTCTCAATGACGTCACTGGAAATTTGGTACACATAAGAGCTATACAGCCAGGTAAACATCACTCGAGAACACCCATTTATCGCCGTTTTTACATGTATAATTTTGGGTTAGAACCAGAACGCTGGTACCCCACGGGTCAATTGAACTTCTCTAACATAAAGAATCAATTGTTGAAAATCGGACTTTTCGACTACCCATCCACACCAGACAAACAACTTAGAGTGTACGCGCAAAGTTATAACATACTCCGTGTGGAGAACGGAACTGCTAAGCTTTTATTTGAAACATAATGAAGACAGGTTTTGATCTCACAGGCGACGCGAGTGCTCAGAACGAGCAACTCGCCAAAACAATGATTGATATCATCACTCCCGTGATTGAAAAAGGTATGATGCTCGCGGCCGAATACGCCAAGGCGTGTGGGCGAAATGCGGTACTCATGCAAGACGTGGAATACGCGATGAAGTATTGCGCCATGCATGAAGTAGGACAGCACATCGGTTCGTATTTCCCAGAGATATACGAAGATGATGGAGATGAGGAAGACGACGTGGACATCATCGAAGAAGGTGAAGTGGAATTCACGCGGTACACAGGCGATGATCCGAGATTCAAGGCTATCAATGATGCAAAAGATTCTTGGGACACGTGGGTTCCATCGAATCCGTCGGAAGAACTTATAAAAAATGCTATAGATAGTAATGGACAATGACCCAGAAGGATGGACCGAAGTAGAGTATAAGGAGTTCAAAGCAGACGACGCAGACTCGGACTCCGATTCAGAATCGGAATCGGAGTCGGATTCAGACAAACCAAAGATGAAAGGGTATCAGAAGAAGGAATATAAGAAGATACTTTTTGTGGAGGAATTACTCCCAGAATAAATTTTCTATGGCTAATATATAAAATGTCTACCGCTGCTGAAACCGTTACTCTCGTCAGCCAAGAGCTCGAATCCCAATCCTTGAACGCCGTTGCCGCTGGCTTCTCCTTCGCCGCGGCCCTTTCTTGGATGGACCTCGTCCGCTGGATTGTCAACCAAGTCATCAGCGTCAAGAAGAATGGTGGCATGAACTACACGCTCACCGCCCTCTTCACGACCTTGTTGTCGATCCTCGTCTACTTGGGATTGTCTCGTGTCTCCACTCGCGTCCAAAAGCCAACGCAACCACTCTACGCGGTTACCCGCTAAGTTTTCTTTTTGGTCACAAGCAACAGGACGACACCGACAAAAACTATCAAAAATATGGATACGAAAGCATCCCATCTACGCACATCCTCAAACTCAGGGATGTGCACGGGTGGCGGAAGGGAAAAGTCCTTCTCAACTTTAGGCACATTCTCCAATTTATCAGTAGAACAAGTCAAATTTAGTTTAAGTATGTGATTCGCGTTTCTAAAATCATAGGGTATCAAACGCCCGTTACTACTGTAATAGAACTGTACGCGTATGTTCGAAATCGTTTTTTGTACCCCAGAATCAAAATTGTGTTCGATGGCATCTTCGCTTCCCGAGTAATTTATCACGTCTCCAGACACAAGTATTTTGCCCGTGTAAAAGGGTGTGTCTGAATACACGGTCTTGTTAAACTCGTCAGATCCACTACTCAATTTAATGACGAATGCATCTATACCTTGAAGGTTAATTGAACCTGTTTTCAAACTGTTACCGGATGAGTGTTCGTTATCAGACGTGAGACCTAATACGTCGTGTGGAGTCGTGTACGTATTAGAAGACGTGTATCCGTGTATACCGTCGTAGAATCTAAACGTGAAATCACTCCCCGCCGTGAACTCTATATCATTCGTAGCGGAGGTATACGTAGCGCCGTTTATAATGGAAGATTTGCTATTAATTTCGCTCGCGAGTTCAGTGCCGCTATAGTTTCCGTTATCAAGTGTGATGGTTTCTGTGAAAGACGCCGTGTTTAAGGTAAACGTGTTGTTTCTGTCGTGTATCAACAACTGACTGTTGTGAATTCGAGCAGACACGAGAGATATTTTAGACACGTTATACACGGGGTTTTTCAAGTGTATGACATAGTCGCCAGGATCCGGGTAGAGAACAGGGTCTCTATCACCACTATCTATGTCTAAGGTATGGACCTTCATTAAAATATATGGACAATATTTTAATGAGTGTATTACTCTAAAATTAGGCTAAATTAGCACAAGTGGTGTGCCAATGGGTTGTTCATGAGTTGACGCTTCGCGACACTGAGACTCGCCTGAGAAGCGTGTGGGTTTTCGTTACCCTTGTATGGGTTGAGATCGTGGAAAGACGTGTTCGTGTACTGTTGCGTCCATGCACCGCTTTGTGGGTTCACACGACCATCCACGCGAGTGGTATCCGAACGAACCGCGGTGAGCATGCCACCTTGATTGAGTGCGCTCGCACGGACATTCATACGACCTGGATTCGCAGCACGGTTCGCCTTACCACGGCGTTCATCTGGACGGAAACCGTACTTTTGGAGTTCTTCCACGGTGTACCCCGAGCCGTACACGCGCTTTTCGCCGATGGCGGCTGCTGGAGACTCCAAGTAACCGTGTCTGTAACTGTTAATACCTGGTTGTGGCTGGTTCATGTACGCATATTGTTCGATGTTACCATCCTTCTTGTTTCTCGTTGGATCTTGGGAGACCGTATTCGCTGGAACGAAACGCTTCGCGGGGGCGACATTGAGCGTATCCGTTCTGAGACCAGTCTCAGAACGGTTGGTAGTACGCTTTGTGCGTTCATGTTCACCTCTACCAGTGCGCCCCGACATGCCTTGTGCGCGACCCAAGGTAGTTGGAAGACGTTCTGGAAGGTACGCCGTCTTTTCTGGTCGGT